AAGATTTCTTTTGGTCATGCGCTCGAGCGCGAGTCAATGCCGACCGGGCCGAGAAAGCAGCAAAGCGCAAAGCCAAGAGAAAGGCGAAACGATGAAACAGTTCATGCACAAAACCCGAAAGTCCGGCGGGCTGAAGCGTTACCGTCCGCCAAAAAGCGCGGAGCGTGTTTCGATGATGTGGGGCAAGTGGGAAACCGTCGGCAAGTTCAACACTCTGCTCGAGGCGAGCGACGCACTCAAAGACGTTCGCGCGGTTATGGTATTCGGGCCGGGTTCAACCGAGCATCAAATCACGTTCGGCGGCAAATGTGTTTTGCATCTTGAGTCGGACAACTTGGCGCGCAATATGTGGCTTCTCGGGCTATCATTCAATTGGAACAAAATCAGAAACCGGCTCGATCTGCCAGAAACGCGAGCAGCGGTTGAGTCATACGAAAAGCACTTGAGGGGTGGGCAATGATTAAGAAAATCGAATGTCCGCATTGCGGTGAAGACGTGCCGGTCGCCTCGATACTTGGATCGAAGACGTCCCGCGCCAAGACCAAGTCGAGCCGCGCCAATGCCTCGAAACCTCCCCGCCGGGGATCGAGACCGAGGGGTCGACCGCCCAAGCGCAAAGAGTAGCAGCAAGCCGCCGGATCATCCCGGCGGTTTTTTTGTCGCTACCATTGCCACAAAGTTAAATGGCGGCGGCTATACCGACGAAAGAACCAGAGACGCTAGTTGCGGGCGACACTTGGAAATGGGAACGCAGCTTGTCGGACTATCTGGCAAGCGACTCTTGGTCTCTCACTTACTACCTCCGAAAGTCCGGCTCGAGCGCGATCACGGTCACATCGAGCGCGGACGTTGACGATCATCTCGTGACGGTTGCCGCGGCGACGACTGCCGCATACACGCCCGGCACTTGGGACTTTCGCGGATACGTTACCAAGTCCGCCGAGCGTTTCGAGGTCTTCAACGGAGTTCTCGAGATCGAGACGAACCCGGCGACCGCGGCGTCAAGTTACGATCCGCGAACCCATGCCGAGAAAGTTCTCGACTCGATCGAGGCAGTTCTCGAATCCCGCGCGACCAAAGAGGTCTTGAGCTTCAGCGTCGAGGGCAACTCGCTTTCGAGCTACCCGCACGAACAACTCTTGGTGATGCGCTCACGTTACCGGGTTGAGGTCGAGCGCGAGAAAGCGGTTGAGCGACTCAAGGTCGGGCGCGCCTCCGGTCGTCTCATTCTGACGAGATTCCAATGATGAACAAATTTCTGACGCGACTTGCCGGGCGATTCGGTTTTCAGCCCAAGATTCACAAGCGCAATTTCGCCGCGGCAAAGATCAACCGACTGACGAACGATTGGGCGACAGTCATCTCAAGCGGCGACGCCGAGATCAAGGGCGACTTGAAGACCCTCCGAGCGCGCGCCCGCGAACTCGAGCGGAACAACGATTACGCACGCCGCTTTTTCAAGGCACTCGAGAACAACGTACTCGGCTCGACCGGGATCGGGTTACAAATGAAGTCGCGCGATTTCTCGGGAAACCTCGACCAGCAAGCGAACAAGAAGATCGAGGCCGCGTTCGCCGATTGGGGCAGCATGGAGAATTGTTGCGTCGATGGCTCGACGACTTGGATCGGCGTGCAACGCCTGGCACTCCGCTCAATGGCTCGCGATGGATCGGTCTTGATTCGGTTCGTCCGCGGCTACGCGAACCCGTACCAACTCGCATTGCAGATCATCGAGGCGGATCATCTCGATCACGATTTCAACGACAAGACCGCCGATGGACAAGTTCGGTTCGGCGTCGAGACAGACAAGTTCGGTCGCCCGGTCGCGTACCACGTTCTTCAACGCCACCCCGGGGACGTTCACGTCATGGGCTACGCAGCGAACAAGCGCGAGCGCATCCCGGCGAGTGAGGTCTTGCATTTGTTCGTTAAAGATCGACCGGGCCAAACTCAAGGCGTGCCTTGGCTAACGAGCGCGATCACCGGACTGCGAATGCTTGAGGGTTATCGCGAAGCCGAGCTTGTTGCGGCGAGAGTCTCCGCGAGCAAGATGGGTTTCTACACGGAGACAAGTCCCGACGGTTACGTCTCGAGCGATGACGCCGACGGCAATCTTGTTTACGAAGCCGAGCCGGGATCGTTCGAGCGGCTGCCGATGGGGATGGATTTCAAGGCGGTCGACTTCCAACATCCCAACGGCGCGTTTGGCGACTTCAACAAGGCAGTCTTGCGAGGCGTCGCCTCTGGTCTTGGCGTCTCGTACAACACGCTCGCCAACGATCTTGAGGGGGTCAACTACTCGTCGATCCGTGCCGGTCTCTTGGACGAGCGCGAAGAATACAAGACACACCAGAAGTTTATTATCGACCATCTTTGTCGCCCGGTCTTTTTCACATGGCTCGAGCAAGCACTCTTGACGGACGCGCTCAATCTGCCCGCAGAGAAGATGGACAAGTTCAACGCGGCAGAGTTCCGCGGACGACGCTGGCAATGGGTCGACCCGCTCAAAGACGTTCAAGCCAACATCACCAGCATCGAGGCCGGTCTCAAGTCCCGGCGGCAAGTGGTCTCCGAGATGGGCGGCGACTTCGAGGATGTCATCGATGAACTCGCCGAGGATCAAAGTCTGATCGAGGCCGCGGGGGTCAGCTTGGGAGATTCATCAAAAGAAACCGCTACCAATGAAACAAAACAAAATGGCGACGAAGACGCTACCGACTAACAAAGTCCAACAACGATCGGTCGAACTAGACCGGGGCGCAATCAACGAAGACGAGCGAACCGTCGAGCTTGCTTTCTCAAGCGAGGAACCCGTCGAGCGTTCATTCGGGCGCGAGGTACTCGATCATGATCCCAAGAGCGTCAACCTCGAGAGGTTGAACGGCGGCGCGCCGCTACTGCTCGAGCATGACCGCGGCGAGCAGATCGGCGTCGTGGAAGATGCCCGAATCGATCCCGACAAAGTGGGACGCGCGACGGTGAGGTTCAGCAAAGCCACGCGCGCACAAGAGATTTTTCAAGATGTTTTAGACGGTATCCGGCGGATGGTCTCTGTCGGGTATCGCGTTGACGAGTTTGTCCAAGACGACGTCGACGGTGATGGGGAGGAAACCTATCGCGCGAAAAATTGGAGTCCACTCGAAGTGTCAATTGTAAGCATTCCCGCCGATCTCTCGGTTGGAGTCGCTCGCAATGATGACGAACCCGAAACGGAGCCGGAGCCACAAACGGAACCGGAGCCACTACCCGCCGCGGAAAAACCCGAGGCAGAAAGATCACAAAGTATTATGGAAGAAGTTAAAACAGAAAAGACCATCGAGGTCAAAGCCGATAAGCGCGCCGAGAATATCGCCGCCATCGGTCGTCAGTTCAAAGCGTCAGATGAGGCTTTGTCATTCATCTCCGAAGGCAAGTCCGCCGACCAGTTCAAAGACTATCTGCTTGAGCAGAGAGCCAACGAACCCGTCGCCGTTCCGTCCGACGAGCGTGAGGAAATCGGTTTATCCGACAAAGAAGTTGAGTCGTATTCACTCAAGCGAGCCATCGAGGCAGTCGCCTCCGGTCGTCCGCACGACGCCTCACTTGAGATGGAAGCATCGCACGCGGTCGCACAACGCACCGGCAAGAGTCCGCGAGGATTCTTTTTGCCGAATGACGTGACGAATCGTTTCGTCGGTCAACGTGATCTCACCGCGGGGGCATCTGCTGCCGGGGCGAAACTCGTCGACGAGATTGTTCAAGTCCCAGTTATCGAGGCGTTACGCGCCCGGATGGTAATGGGTCAACTCGGGGCGACCGTTCTCAACGGTCTCTCAAGCAACGTCAGCGTGCCGAAAGTCACGACGGGCGCGGCTGGCGCGTGGGTTGCGGAGAACGCAGCACCGGGCGAGACCACTCAAGTCATCGGCCAGGTCACGCTGACTCCCAAGACTTGCGCGGCATACACCGACATCTCGAGGCGTCTGCTCGTTCAATCGAGCGCGGACGTCGAGAGCCTGATTCGCAACGACATCACCAACTCACTCGCGGTCGCAATTGACACGGCAGCGGTGAACGGAGGCGGAAGCAATGA